GATACATTCAGGGAGATGTTGTCACCGCCCCCTGCGCCCATGCTCATTTGGGTCGTGCCAGCAGAGTTTTTTAAGGCCAAACCGCCTGAATTGGTGGCCTGTACTGTTGGAGATGTGACCTTTGTAAAAGTGACATCCGTGCCACTGGTGACTGCCACACTTGATGGCAGCGTGACAAACACATCCTTTGTGCCAGCCGCAAGGTCAAGTTTTGAGCCTGTGGATGAGGAAATTACAGTGGTTCGCGCTAGCGTCCCGCCGTAATAAGTCCCGATCCCGACTTCCCACTGTGCGCCGCCTGCAATCGTGTAATAAGTGGTGTTGTTGTTGCCAATTACCGCAAACGACTGAAACCCCTCAACCGAGCCATCAAGGGTTATTGTCCCCGTGCCGGTTGAGGTGGTTGTCTGCCTTACCCGATCAGCAAGGGCTAGGCTCATGCTGTCTCTACCCCGATCACCATGCCGTCAGCGCCCCGCACTACCTTCTTCGGTGCGTTAAGCCTTTGCATGGCATTGCCAATGTTTTGCATTGACTCGCCGTGGAGATTCGCCATCTGGTCGTGCATCATGGCAATCTTGTCCATTGCCGTCAAAATCGTGCCGCCCAGCTCGTTGGTTATTTGTGCAGCCGCCGCTTCAACGACTGGTAAATCAACCCCAGGGTTACTCCCAATTCGCGCAACCATAATTTTAGTCGCTGCGTCCAGCTCTGCTTTCCATCGTTCATATTCTTCCTTCCCTGCCATCTCTCTGGCCTTAATTTGCATCTCGTTTTGTTGCTTAACAGTCTCAAATTCAGCCTTCATCTGCGCTATTTGCATGTCTGCCTGAGTCTTGGCCTGCTGCATTTGCATGTCAAACTCAGCACGGGCTTGCGCCATTTGCATTTCTGCTTGCAGCTTCATCTGGTCTGACTGCACTTGCGCTTGCGTCTTCATTTGCTCAGACTGCGCCAGGGCTTGCATCTTGATTTGCTCCGGATCGGGCGCTGGCTGTTGCTGGGCAGCTTGGTCTGCCTTGTCTTGCAGCGCTTTCATAGCCCGTTCAACAGCCGATTCCAGCCCCCTGCCAGCCTTAAACCGGCGCACAAGGAATAGCAGCATCTCTGAGGCCATTGGCAGCGTTTCAGGCGCAGAGCCTACCATTGGCATGGCTTCACGCAAGAACAGCCCAATAGCCTGAACAGCCTCTTGTGCGCCTTGTTTCTCTGCTTGCTCGTCAATCTGAGCCAAGCTGTCAGCCTCGACTGCAATGTGGAAGTCGCGGATCGTGCTGTTTGACAGCATCTGGATCGCAGCTTGCAGCATTTGCGGGTCTTGACCATCTGGCGTATTCATCACGCCCGACATCTCGACAATCAGCTCAGGAGGGTAAAACTTACAGATAACTTGCGCTTTGAGCTTAAAAATGTCCGTAGCAAACCGAGCCACTTCGCCTTGGCTGCTTCTCAATCGCAGCGATCCAAAGTTAGCTTTAAGCTGCTGTGCGCCCAGAGTTTCTTGCGCCTTGGATGCGCCGCGCAAAATATCCGAAATGCCCATGATTTCGTAGATAGACTGCTTGACTTGCTCCCGCGCCGCATACAACTCACGCAGCGTGATGATGATCTGCGAGGTGTCCATCATGTCGATAGCACCCTTTAGCCCACCCTTTTCGCTCATCGCTGCCCAGCTTGTCACAGGGAACATCTTGTTGTCGATGCCCTCAGTAAACAGGCGACCCAGCTCCTTAAACTCAGCGTTAAACACACCGACCACCTTGCAGGCTTTGGTCAGCATATAGATGCGCTGTGTCAGGTTGTCCAGCTCTTGCGCTTGGTCTTCGTATTCGCAGTAGTCAGGAACAGGGATCATTGTCCCCGTGGTGGTCGTAGCAATCAGGGGCTTAGGACAAGGGAAGAAGCCTTCTAGCTCTAGCGGGTCATCACGCTCATCAAGCGACTGGGGATAGCCCTTGGCAACCCAGCACACCTTGAAAGTGCGCTTGTTCCATATCTCAAAAACCTTGGCCTTTTTCTCAAATGTGGTCTTGACTGTCTGCTGATTCTTGCCATCATCATCTGTGTTCTGGTCAGTCAGGCCGACATTCTTAAACACATCGCCAAAGCGCTCTACACCCTCATCGCGGGTCATGTAGACGGCACGGGCTACCCACCAGACTTCATCCCATGTACGGGCTGGGCTGTGCAGAAAGTCGCTCCAATAGACGTAATCCACAGGGCTGTGGGCAGCGTCAATCGACTCGCCCGACTCTTGGACATTGGAAACTTGCGGTTCTTCAGCTTCCCCAAGCTCGACTTCGACTTCGGGCGCTGGCTCACCTACGATTACAGGCTCGTAACGAATCCAGACTGTGCCTCGACCTGGCAACAGCCGGTCTTGCACAGCGTTGACCATTGCGCTGTCAAAGTCGTTAAATTGGGTTGTTTCATACTCGATCACGCGCTCCAGCATGGTGGAGGCTAAGCGCCCTACAGGGTCTTGATCCATGTATCTGCGTGATACTTCAGGCTTGGCCTGCCGCCCGTACAAGGAAGGCATCAGCACTTGAATGTTTGACCACAGGATGTTGAACTTCATCCTCGGCATCTCTACCGCATCGCGCTCATCGCGGTAGCGCTTAATAATCTTATGGCCTCGCCTGTCCCACTTGTCAAAGACCTTTTCAGCGTTTGCTATCTGGTCGTGCCAATACGGGCCAGGGTTTTCGCCCTTGTAAGCGCCTGTGTCTTCGTAAGCCATCAGAAGCCAGCGGCAAAGAAGAAGGTTATATCCAATGTGCCGCCCTCAGTGAAATGCAGGCTTGTGCCTACATTCGCTGGAAATCGGTGAAAACCTACGGCCGGTGTGATCGTGCCACAAATGACTGTGCCGCTTGAGCCGCCATCTTTAAGCACTACTGTGCCTACTGTGGTGCTGTTGACGTAAAACCCAAGAAGCTGGCATGGGCCTGTGGTTACATCGCCTGTTGCGGTCATGTTTTTGTATGCACCGACTTCTGCTACTGGCTGGCTCATATTCGCTCCTGTTTGTGAGTGTTCTCAAAGTCCCACATCTCATCGAGAGTAATGGTTTGCAGGGTTTTGCCTTTAGGTGGCGCTAAATCTTTGTTCTCTTGCCGGTAGGCCACTGCTAACATTCTAAACGCATCAGCAGGGTGTGAGCACCAGTCATGGCGAGGATTTTGCCTAAAAGCCTTTTTTTCCTCATCGTACTCTCTTTGGTACTGTCTGAGTGCTTCCAGCCCCTCATCGCAGCTAGGGTCAAAATAGCAGTAGGGCAAGATCATCCGCACCGCCTGAATGCCGTCCTGTACCCCAATTTCAGGCACGATTGCCAGCTTTGCCATGCCGCCCAAGTGCGCTGCCAGTTGCTCGACAATTGATTTGCCACCTGATGCCAGCGTCTTGGCTCTCGCATCGTGGGGTAAATAGTGCTTGGTGTAGCGGTAGCCCTTGCCAATGACTACATCAGCAATCTCCTCAATACTTGCGCCTGAGACTGCGTAGTAATCCATAACCCTGATCTCGCCCCTGACCACCTGATAAAACCAGACCGCCGTGTCATCTCTGTAACCCAAATCCCATGCACTAAAAACAGGGCTTTCAGGATCAAAAGGTAAAACCCTGATGCGCCCCTCGTTTTCAGCCTGGCGCATCTCTTTTGCGTAGTAAGCGCCCAAGATTGCCGCCGCCCAAGAACAGTAGTATTCCTGTTCGAACAGCCCCATCCCCTCATCTGCGCCATATTCTGCGATGTATGCCTTGCGTTCTTCCTCCAGCCTTTCAGGGCTGATTGCGCCAGTGTCATCAACAGTCAGAAGCTGGGCAAAAGATGCGCTTGACTCCTTGGCTGCGTTGTAAGTACGCATTGCATGGTTGCGGCCGCGGGGTGTGGTTATGTAGACTTGCCAGCCGTTGTTCTCAGCCAAGATTGGGCGCAGATAAGCCCTTGCAGCAGGGTTAGTCAATGCCCATTCTGAGAACACTACGCCAGCAGGGGTAGAACCTACCAGCGAATTAAAGGAGTCAGCGCCCACAAGCTGCCAAGTTGACCCGTTCTTAAACATGATCTGCATTTCCTGTTCGCGGGTATTGCTACGCAGCTCTTTAGGGAATGCCTCATCAATTCTGCGCTTGCCCGTGCGAGGATTAACAGCTTGCCAGATCGCTTTACGGGCTTGGCCGTACTCAGGCAGCATGTGCCAATAGTTAGCTGGCCGTTCAAACGCCGCTACAGCGCCCCAATTTAGTGCAAGATCATCTTTGCCAGATCGCCTGTGCCAGATCAGTTCAGCGTGTTTACCGCCATTTTCAAGGTAAGACCAAGCCTTGCGCTGGTAATGTCTGGGTTGCCAGTTATTTGGAACTTGTATCCGCATATTTCACAATTTCAACCACCAAGCTGCCGCCGTCTGCACCTGTGACTTCTGTCCTTGCCAGCTTGGGTACATGGTACTCAATCACAGACTGAAACAGCTCAAATGCCTTGGCTGGGTTAGGTTTGACATCATGGGCTGGATCGCCGTTAGCGACTGCATCAAGCCATTGGGCTAGTCTAGGGGCGTTATCGTCAACAAACAGCGCTATGGCCTCTCTAGCCTGTGCTGTGACCTTGTTTGGCGTTCCCGCTACTCGCCCACCAGCTTTCTTCCTACTATTGGCTACTTTAGTTATGTCTGTAGTCATTTTGCACTCTTTTCTGCATTGCGCTCTAGAATTGTTAAGTTCTTTTCCTCGCCAGGGAAGGTGACAAAGTTGCGTGTGCCTTCACCCTTGGCGCGTGATGCTTCGTCAAAATATTTAACGCCAGGAATGCCCATTTGTCTTAATTGCTCTGCCACAGCAGCCGGTGAGTCATCAAGCCCTTTCATGCGCCGCTCAAACGCAATAGCTGTCAATGTTTGCTCGCCAGTGCCAAAGCTGCCGCCAATTTCCTTCTGGTACGGCAAAAGGATTTTTTGCACTTCGGGCGATTGTTCGCTTAGGTGCTTGTCGTAATCCAGCATCTTAGGAATCATTGCATCTGGCAAATCTACTTTGTACAAAGATTTATTTACTTTAAGCAACTTATCTGGAATGGCAACAATTTTTTCAGCTAATGACGGATTGTTTTGTGCGACAAATTTTTTCGCATCATTAATTGACTCGCCTTGTGCAATGCGCTGCCTAACCATATCTTCCCACCAAGGGCCAGATCGTCCAGTTGTTGCCAATTTATCAGCATAGCCCTTTGCCACTGCTGGATTTTCAGCCGTATAAATCCCATAGCCGTAAGCCTGCGCTCCCTCACCAGTGCCAATCTTAGACGCATCAAACTCACCCAATGGGTTGCGCTCTGTTGGCGGCAATGTGTGTGGTGTGCCGTGGTAGACATCAAGGGTGGGCATCAAACCGCGCCGCATCAGGAAATCTTCAGCCATGTTTGAGGCTGTCGGGCCAAGCGCTTGAACCCCCGCCTTAGCCGCCCTGACTGCTGGCGCTGGGTTTAACGGCACAAACGATGCAGCCTGGCCTGCTACTTGACCAGCCCTTGATGTAGGCGCTAAAGGCATGGTCTTTAGGAAATGCTCTGTGTCTGGGTACTTGTCTTGCCCCATCACGCCCTGCATGGCTAACTGAACAGCCCTAACAGGCGTAAAGGCGCTGGGCTG